TTTTAATGTGGAGCTGCTAACCAGATTTGAACTGGTGACCTCATCCTTACCAAGGACGAGGTGAAATTTTGAAACCCCACAGTATGTCTGAACTTTTGACACTTCAAAAATTTTAGTCCCATGTTTAGTCCCACTTGACCTATACATTGTACCACAGATAGCGTGGGACTTCAATACCGCAAAAAGGGAGGGCATTTGCCCTCCCTTCGTTCAATGCTTCACAACATACCGATAGTATGCCGTTTCCTTATTTTTAACTGCGTCCTTGTCTTCGAGCCAGAACGCACAAGCAGCGTCAACATAGTAATCAATGTTGCGGATGCCGTGTTTCTCGTTGACCTTGCAAAAGTCGGAGTAAACAGCGTTCATTGCCACCCAAAATTCTACCGGGTCGCAATTCATGTTGTGCTGCTGCATTACCTGCTTGCACTGTTCAAACGTCCAGTGCGGGCCGGTCGTGCCGTCAGCGTTCTGCATGTTGTGCAGCCATTCGTCCGCCATGTCCTTAGTCATACGTCCGGTGTGCGTACTGGAAGCATAGCCCATAGTGCGCTCAGAACCGTGCGTCTTGTCACCTACATAAGAAGTATCCCCCATCATGTAAGCATCATCGTCACGAAAGCCAATAGGGCGCATCTCGTCCTCGTAATCGGGGTACTCGTCATACTCCGGATATTCCATGCTGCTTTTCGGCGCAAAGCGTCCGTCAGAATAACGGCGATAATTCCGCATCTCCGGTTCGCCGCCGTGAATACGCTCATCGTAGTAACCGTAAGGCTCAATATGATTGTACCGATACCGCACGCCGTAATGCTGGCGATCTTCGGGATACGTCTTGCGGATTCTCCATTCCTCCGGCGAAGCATTCTCTCGGCGGGTGTGCTGCATCAACAGCATTCGGGTTCCTCGTTTCATGATGATACCCCCTTACGCCGTCGGCGCGGTGCCGTTAATAGACCGCAGCGCGTCAGAATGAGAGCAGCAGGAATTACCGAGCATTCGGAAACTGCCGCCGCTGGACGAAGTGACAACGCGACACAGGTATTTGTGACGGGTGTCCAGATTAAACACTGTCGCCTGTGCGCCGTTGCATTTCAGCAGCGGATACGTTACCGTTCCGTCGCCGATTGTGATTACTACCGGTGCGCCGATGATCGTTGTGCTCGGAATGTTCTGAGCGATTACGATTCCGTATACGCATCCGTTCTGATAATCTCCCGCCGGAATGTTCACCGTCAGCACGCCGCTTGCGTAAGTCACGCCCTGTGAGATACGCAGGTTCGGACACAGTTTTTGTACAGGCTTGCAAGCCATAACTATTCCCTCCTATCAAAGGCAGGGGGATTGCTCCCCCTCCTGAATATCGTATCTCAGCATCCGCAGGTGTTGCAGCCACAGCCGGAAAACTGGTAAGGTGCCGGAACCGGGAACGCCGGAACGGGAGCCGGGCGCAGAGCGTTTACCAGATAATTGTTCTGTGCTTCCTGAGATGCGGCAAACTTCAAAGTCTGGTTCTCCGTCTGGAGCGCCGCAATCTTCTCCGCCTGACGTGCAGTTTCCATCTGGTCAATCCGTGCAATGATACGGTCGGTATCACTGTGCGTAGACTGGATGATATCACGCGCATTAGTAGCAGCGTTGTAATTGGTGTCGCAGAAACCTCGTTCTACCTGACGCTGCGTATCGCAGCAGCAGCTTGCCATCTGCGTACCGAGTGCGGTCAGACCCGCAGTCACGCCGTTAAAGCCGTTGTTCATGTTGGTGTTTACGCCGTTGATAAGCTGGGCATTCTGATAGCCGAGCTGGCAAATCGAATTGTCTACACCGTGGAAGCCGTTAGAAACCGCGCTGCCGAGCGTGTTAAAGCCGGTAAGCATACCGTTGTTCATGCTGTAAAAGCCGTTGCACAATCCGTCCTGAATGCCGAGAACGGAACGGGACAGGTTGTTGAAGTTGAACTCACTGCACAGATCGGAGCGAGTAACCGCGCCCTGATATCCTGCGCCGTTCGCACCGTTGCCGCCGTTGTTGCCCCAGCCCCAGCCGTTGCCGCCGAAAATCAGTGCGATAATCAGAAATGCGAAAATCCAAGAACCGTCGCCGCCCCACATGCCGGAGCCGTTGTTAGTGTTGCCACTATCGGAACCGAGAGCATAGCCGGTTGCGAAATCGTTATCCATGAATAAATCTCCTTTTCAGTATATATTTGAACGGAACCGCGCGTATTCCGAACATGACAAATTCACGTCGGATTTTTATTCAAGATTCCGAAACTGAAAAGGAACTATAAAAAATCGCTTGGATTTTTACAGTTGCGTATTTACTTGATGTTCATGCCGAACTGCTGTGCGAATTGATCGAGGTCGATTCCTCGTTCCTTTGCAATGTTCATTGCCATCTGCCGCAGTGCGTCCGGGCTTTTACCCTGCATAGATTTCATTAGGGTGCTCACCATAGGATTATTGCCGGTCATTTGGTTCAGCATCATCATAGGATTTCCGCCGTTCCTCATAAGCTGCAACACCTGCATCATCGGATTATTTACCATCGTTTGCACCTCCCAGTTGTTCACATAGCTTGTTAAACCGTCGGATAAGCTCGTTGAATTCTGTTCTCGGAACATAATCTGACAAATCTATTTCCGCAGGTTTATTCGTTTCCGGCTCCTGTGCTCTGCGATACATCACAAAGTCGGCACAGCCGGTTTGCAAATTAAGCTGTTTGGTGTAAATCGCGCCGTGCGCCGTGTCCGGCATGATAGTAAGCGCACCGGAAAAGTCCGTCTGTACCGCACGCGCTTCCTCCACGCTTGCCACAGGTCGAACAATATGCTGTGGAGATTGCACTTGCTGTTGCATTGGTGTCTGCATTGGATGTTGCGGGTACTGCTGTTGATACTGCGGCGTGTAGCCAGTGTAACCATAAGGATATGCCATTAACCCAGCACCTCCGTAACGTGTTCGCTGATGGATTTACTTACCGCCTCTTTGTAGGATATATACTCCTCTAAGCAATCTGTGTTGCCTGCGTTGCGGTAAACTGCTACAATGCGACGAGCGCACTCAGGGTCATACCCCATGCGTTCAAGTCTCTGTTCGTAACTCATGCGATCACTTCCTTATACTTTCAGTATAAGGTCTGCCGGGCGTGAAAACCTGTCACAAATCTGTCAACTTGCTGTCACAGCACGCGCAGCATTTTGCATTTGATGCTGTTCAACCGACGATGCACCGTGCTTTCGCTCATGTGCAGCGTCATGCAAATCTGAGTAATAGAGCGCGCCGATGTTCGCAGGTCAAACACGGCGCGCTCTTCTGGTGTAAAATTGCACTCACGCCGGAAGTATTCCACCTCCGGCCTTGTAAATTCCGTTAATTTCATGCGGTATCCCCTCGTTATGGTGTCACCGCATATCTTTCCCCTTGTATAAAAAAATCGGGTGCGACACACTTTCGCGCTTCGCACCCTATAAAAGCACACCGTCCTACGTCCTCTACGTCTATACTCTATGTAGGTTCATAAGGCTTCGGGGAGCGCAGGAACAATGCGTTTTTTCAATCCTGATAGTATTATACCATCTTTTATGTCCGTCCGCAACTTAGCCGTACAGGTGTGCTCTATCGTTGATAACCAGCAGGCGCAGCAAGTCGGTCGTCAGTGCCAGCTTGCCCTTATCGTCGCCCTGCAAAAAGCCCTTGTTTACGAGCTTCTGTACGGTGTCTTTCGCCCACGCCGGGCATTCGGCAACGCTGTTGTATACTTTCTTTGCGCTTTCCGCTTTGCTGATCTCCTGCTTTACAATGTTTCGTGTCTGCTGTTCAGTCATATCTTCAACCTCTTTCTCTGTCAGCATATCCTTGAATTTCTGCCACAGCCTCGGATTTCTCACCCACGGTTCCGGGCAATCCTTGTGCGTTACATCATAGTGACGACACACGCGCGATACCGGAATATGGTACTTTGCCATCAACTCCCGCGTCAGCTTTGCGGCGTTCTTCATCGTCGCTTCGGGGATGACGTATACACCGTTTCGGATGATACTGCACATTTCAATTCCAATGGAATTAGCGTTCCGGCAGTCGTTATAGTAACTGCCGCCGCGTTCCCTGCCGCAATGCCATGCCGTGTCGCCGTCCTTTACGCTCTGCACGATTCTTGCCGTGTCCACGAAATAATGTGCGCTTGCGTTCAAACCGCCCTCACGCGCGAAATAATCCGCGTTATTCTGCGCCGTATCGCCGTTGCCGGACGTAAAGTGCAGGCAAATCCAGTTGATTGCAAACTCTCTGCCCTTGCGGTAGTTTCGTTCGTTGCACTGTTTGAATGGAATACTCATTTACTTTACTCACCCTTCTTCTTCGGTGCGGTGTAGGTCAGCGCCGTTTTGGAATCCGTAATGCCCGCCGTCGTCGGGTCGATAAACACACTCAGCACCGCAAGGCACATCGTGCAGAGCTGCACCGGATTTTCCAGCACCGAAACAATACCGTCCCACACAGCCGCCCAACTTGTAAACGTCTGCGGGTCAACACCAATCGCCGTAATCGCCACGGACGCAACGCCAACCCAAAACCACGGGTTCTTCATTCGTACAGGGATATTTACCTTCATACTCTTACCTCGCAATATGGTCTATTGCAATTCCTTCTAAGAACTGCTCGTAATCCTTCGTCGTCTTTTCAATGGCCGCAAGTCCTGCTTCTACCTCACCGTTGCAGTGACCGCGCTTTAATGCCATTGCTACGCCAACGGTAAGCTGACAGTTTGCGTTAAGCATTGCAAGCTGCAAGCGTCCCTCTTTGGCTCGTTGTTCCGCTCTCCGGTTTACCCGCTCCGCTTCTTCCTTTGCTCTCTTATCACGCTTGCCGGACTGCGCCGCCATAGCAGCGCAGATGATTCCGGCAACACCCGTGATAATGGTGCAGATAACCTCAGTCGGCATATCTCACCTGCTTTCTGCTATACTTCTGCGTGAGATGCAGCTCCGTAATCCTGTATTTGCGCACCGCCTCGCGGATTTCCGCGAAGTCCTCACGCTGTGTGATACGCTTCGGAAAAACCTCGTCGATGATTGTGTTCGGCACAGCGGTGTTTTCTGCGCCCTTCATGTTACGCATCCTTGGTACCGCCGAACTCAGCAGGCACAAGCTCGGGCAGACCGGAATCAATCAGAATTTCCGCCACCTGCTTTTTCAGTGCCTTGGGCACCGCATCGAACTCCGTCTTACCGAGGATAACCCTCTGTGCAAAAAACATAGCCATCATAATTACCAACCTTTCTAAACGTCTAAAAATGTTCATCATTCTGCGTAAACCTGCATCGCCATCTCAGCAATGCAGTCCTCAATAAAATCACTGCGTTCGGTCGCGGCGTTAAGTTGTGCTTTCAGCAGCTTATTTTCCTGCTCCAGTTCTGCGTTGGTTTTCGGGATAACCGGCTTCGGCAGTTTCGCCTTGTCCGCCTCGATTTCCTTGGCAGTGCGCTCTACCACCTTTCCGTCTACGAGCTTATAACGCGGAATTGCGCCGTCGTAGAGTGGCTTATCGAGATAATGACTCTGCGCGAGCGCGTACTTGTCTCCAAAGCCTTCATCGATTTTCGTCCAACCGGTAAGATCTGCCGGTAGGGAATACTCTCCCTCAAGCCGCAAAACACGGTTTTCACTATCCAGAAGGGCGTATACACGGGATTTTTGGTTCATGGTGTGTCACCTCCTTATAGGTCGGCGGATGCCGTCAATTCAAAATTTCTCCAACCATCAATTTGAATTTTAAGTCTGCATCCGGTAGAATACATATAATCAACCTCAATGTCCGAGTTGGATACTGTAACAGCAGGTTCCGTGCGCATGGTTGTAGGAAAATAAATTGGATAAACAATGCTGCCGCCAATATTTTCGATGCCGCTGCCTACACCGATGGTGCTTTTTTCTAGTTTTAAAAAATACCTCTGGCACCTTCTCAGCTGCTCCCCAAAATCCGGGATTTCATTCAGCACCCAAACGCCGTTTTCCTTGTGCGCAAGGGTCTGCGTATCGCCCAGTTCGAGCTTGGCGGCTTTGATCTTAACGTTATCGACAAGTGAGTTTATTTCACACTGAGTTTGCGAGTTCGAAAGTTTCTGAATATAGAAGCCAAGTTCAGACGAAAAGAAAGTTTGTGCTTGATTTACAGAACCGTTGTACACGAATGAGCCTGTTCGCAAAGTGCCATCTGACAGCAAAACCGAACCGGTAAGGGTCATGCCGATAAACTGGTCGAAATCAGCGAAATACTCCCCCCAGTATGTGCCGGATTTTTTGAGGCAGATACAGCCATCTTCGAGAGTTACAGCTCCACCAACGTCGAGCTTCCACCTATCCACCGTATAACCAGCCGCCGTATACTCCGTCTGCCCTCTCTGGTTCACGGGTCTCCCGAAGTACCAGTTGTCGAGCAAATTGGGGTTGATACCGCCGCCGGACGTTGTGGGGATTTTCGTCAACGCCTCAGAAATCAATGTCGAATCCTCGGCGCTGACCGGAATGGTATCGCCTCGAATTTCGAGCTTGTCCCTCAGTTCAGCAAGCGTAGATGCACCGGAGATAATCTGCGCCGCTCTCAGCGTAGCGTCGATTTCTTCGCCGCTAAACTGCGATATGTAAGCATCAGGCATTATACAACCACCTTTCGTGTGAATTTCTCATCGAAGCCCTTGCCATCGCGGGTGATAAGCCGTCCGGTAGAGCTTGCGCGGTATACGCGGTAGTAGATGAGGACACAGCCAGGCGCACCGTCGCCGCCATTGGAGCCAATACCACCCGCACCGGGTTCACCGGGGTAGGCACGATAGTCATATCTTCCGTCGGTGGTCAGCTTCATGCCGGTATATGCGCTAACTCCGCCGCCACCGCCGCCGCCGTGCCCACCATTTCCGCCAGAACCATAATTAGTTTGACGTTTCGGTGCTGCGGCATTCGCCCCTGCGCCACTATCACCGCCGTGAAGTTCGTGTATGCTTTCTGGTGTTGACGGGGGAGCACCGTCATATCCGTTACTTCCTACCGCTGCACCTCCACCTAATCCACCATAGGCGAACCAACTTAATTTTTCCGATGGTTTCTCGTAGTCGATGTGTGTGTCATCACTCTTGCCCGGTTTCCAGACAATGCCATCAAGATCTGTAAGCGTGAACTCGTCATAACTTTCTGGTGGTGGCGCGTCCTTTCCATTGCCGCCAGTGCCTTTGCCGCCCTCAACGCCATTCACTCCGTCTATGCAATATTGTTTGTTGCTTATTGGGTCTATATAACCTTCCTTGGTCGGTTGTGAACCTTCTGCGGACGAATGAACGCCGAACGTAGTTTTTCCTCCGTTTTCGCCCAATACATCGTCTTGCGTTGCGCCTGCTCCCCCCGCGCCGATGGTATACAAGATTTTTTCTCCCGGTTCTAAATCGAGATTGGTCTGGAATACTTTCCCACGCTCCCCCCTCATTCCGGCTTCACCGCCATTTCCGCCAGAACCATAAAGATAATAGGTTCTATCGATTAGTCTACCGTCATCCTTACCACTTTCTCCGTTTTTGCCCTTCGTGCCGCCTTGCCCGCCACCAATCAGCACCACGCGAACGCTTGTCACTCCTTCCGGCACAGTCCACGTTCCATCTTCGGTCAGAACTTCAACCGTATCGTAATATTCCTGTTCTCCAATATCCTGTGGCTTATAGCCAATCAGCACACTTTCCTCTGCCGCAAGTTTGCCGGACACCGTAATATCCGCGCTTTCAATGCAGCCGGAGACTGTGCCGCCGTAAGGATGCGCAATCTTTACTACATCACCGGGGATTTCGCGTTTGGTTGCAATTTTGTAATTGATACGTTCGTTGTGGCTGTAATACTCAGCAAGGCGTTCTGCGACTGCTGTTGCGTTTACGAGAGACACGAGCGTTGCGCTCTCTACCTTGACCGTATTGTCGGACTGCGTAACAAGTTCGCGTGTTTTCGGCTTAATCTGCTGCATTACCTGCCGGGTTACGTGCGTATACTTTTTACCCGTCAGCACGCCAGAGCCTGCCGAAACCGTTGCCCAGTTTGCACCGCTTGCAAGAATGGAAAAGCCGGATGCCGCGAGGTCGTAGCACGGTTCGTCGAAGGTGATTTTGTCGCCTGCCGACGTTGTACCCTTAAAAAGCTCCGTCGTTTCCGTTGCGCTCTGCGAATAGGCGTGTTCGGTTACGATTACCTCGGTAACAGGCGTTGCGTAATCAACCGTACCGCTTGCGTAGATTTCGCCTGCGTCGATTGCGCTTGCCTCGCCGCTCCACAGACCTTCAATGCGAATTGCACCGTCAAAGTCAACCTTCAACGTAGCACCAATCGCAAAAAGCACCTGCGTGAGATTTTCACGCCGCGTCGCGATAGGAAGCCAGCCGTAAAGCTCAATATTTGCAATATTTGTTTTGACGTAAACCGTCAGCGGAGAGCAAATATCTTCACAAACTTCCTTTACTGTCTCACCTGTGTAAATGCCGCCGTCGTGGTATGTCTCATCAAGCAAACCTACGGTCGAAGTGCAGGCGAAATGATATGTGTTGATAGCCGTTCGGCTGACCTTCTGCACATAGTAGATTCCCATTTGTTCATCATTATGGAAATACGTCAATGGTGTGTTGCGAATAAATTCGGTTAATGTGGTGTCTTCACTGTATACATCGAAACTAAAAGTATCAATTTCCTGTGATGCAGCAATCGGGGAACGTGCTTGATACACATTCCCCGACTTTACATCTGTTGCCGTGAACACCTTATCCAGATAAAGAATTTTATTTGTTCCCATGTGTCACGTCCTTTGCGGTGCCATTGCGATAAACTGAACGGAAAGCCCCGTCCAGTATGCTTCTCCGGGTTTCTTGCGAATGAGGTTATCTTGTCCAGCAGTAACATATGCGTTAAACGTAAGCGTGCTCTGTGCATACGGAACAACAATTCTGTGACTGTCCTGCGGTGCACTCAGAACCTCGTACAGCGCATCGTAGTCGCCGTACTTGCCAACTGTGGGAAGAATCGTAATCTCGTAGTTGTAAAACGTACCGATAATGTCGCGAATCATTGCGCCGCTGAGCGTTCGCTCTGCGTTCTTGCCGTCAAGCACCTGAAATTTACGGGTAAGGCTTGTAACAAGGACGTTGTACTTCTTTCCGTCTACGGTAAGTTCCATTTATGCACCTCCTGTTACAAGGCTCACGCCGCGCCGCCGCGTTTCGCCGCTATTGTACGGGCCGGTAATGCGTGCAAACTTCGCGCCGTCGATGTACAGCTCGATAGGCTGACTGCTGTTGCCGGTGCCGCCGCGTGCATCCAGTGCCGCGTTAAACGCATCAATCATGGTGGACAGTGGGGTTTCCACGTTCACGCCGCTTTTCTGATCGCCCAGCAGAGCGAGAAATTCACTGTTCGGACTGATAACCGCGCCATTTGCAAGGGCAGGAATGTCAAGCGAATACGCGGCAGTTGGAGAATCCAGCGAAAATGCGCTTAATCCGCCACCCAATGCGCCAACAAGCGACGAAATACCACTTCCTATGCCACTTCCAATTTTGCTAATCAGATTAAGGACAAAGGAAATAGCGTCGCCCAGTTTCGTAATGGTATCCGTCAAACCCTCAATAATAGAGATCACAGAAAAACCGATAAACTGAACGATAGGTTTGATAATGCTCCAAATCGTTTGCAGAATCGGAGCCAGCGCAGATACTACCTTATATACTGCCTGTAACGCCGCTGCAAGAAGATTGAGGATTGCCGGAGCAGCTTCTTCGATAGTCCAGCTCGCAAGCGGAAGTAAAACGTTCTCCCATGCCCACGCAAGGCCGTTCACAATCAGGTCTACAACCGGTTCGAGCGCTGCCATGAAATTGTTAAATGCCGTGACAAGAGGTTCAAAATTCAAACCGCTCGCCCAATCTGCCGTTGCCTGCGACATTTTATCAATTCCGGCTAATACATCGTCAACGATTTTGAGGATGCTCTCCCAAATGGCTACGCCATTCCCGTTGTATTCCCACGCAGATTGCAGGTTTTCAGCCAGAGATTTTATCGCATTTTCAATATTCGTGATGATGGAAAGAATATTCGAGAAGATACTTTCGCCTAATCCCGCGTCAGTCCAAGCCGAAATAAACGCTTGACCGATAGAATTAACGAGATTCACAACCGCCGTAATCATTTGTATCAAGGTGTTTATCATCGTTTGTCCGGCATTACCATCATTCCACGCAGCTAAAAACGCTTGGCCGATTGCGCTAATTGCCTGAACCACCGTGGTAATGAGGGTCATAATGCTTTGCAGCATGATTTGTCCCGCGTTACCATCGTTCCATGCCGCAATGAACGCCTGACCAATAGATGTGATAATCTGAATGATCGTGTTCAGCAAGTTCATAATTGCTTGCAACATCTGTTCGCCCGTGTTGTTCGTGTTCCACGCATTGGTAAATGCCGTTGCAATGGCGGTAATCAGATCGAAGATGGTTTGCAGCATCAGTTGAATGTTGTTAAGCGTTTCAAGTCCGGTTCCGCTCGTCCAGATTGCCATAAACGACTGACCGATAGCGGAAACCATGTCTTTCAGCGCAGAAAGAGCGTTTTTTGCGCTTTCAATGGTCTGCTGTCCGTACTGCGCCCACGAATCCTGAAATACTTTCCAGAAGTCAGTGAGCCATTGCGGTGTCTGATTTTTTGCTGTGGAATAATCCGTATCAAACTTAGGTGCGCTCGGGTCGGTCGTATTATTGCTGTTATTGGTTAATTTCTGGACTGTATCGAACGATGCAAGAGCCTTTTCAGCTTTTTTCGCAGACGATGCCGTGGAGTCAAGTGCATCCGTTTGCTTGTTCAGTTCCTTTGCGTTTTCCTGTGCCTGCTGTGCGGTCGTACCGAACACAGACGCGATAAACTGCGCCATCTGCGCCGTTACCTGTGCAAGAGCCTGCATCAGCTTATTCAGCCATGGGATGATAGATTCATAGATAGGTTGAAACGCCGTCAGCAGGTTGCTTTTCACCTGTCCGAACGACTTTGCAAACGTTTGGTTCGCAAGCAGAGCCTTGCCCAAACGGTCAGCCATTGCCGTAAGCGCTTTGGAAATCAAGTTGAAGAACAACGCGCCCGCAACGATAGAACGCAGACGTACACCGAACGACTGCACGCCGCCCGTTGCTTTCTTCATGGACTTTTGGCTAGAACGTCCGAAATTGGAGAATTTGGCTTTGAGCTTGTCAATCGCTGCGCCCAATTTGCCGCCGAGCGAATTTTGCAGACTTCCGACAGACGTTTTCAAGCCAGCGCCCAAACCCGCAATAACTCGTTTCAGCTTAGCCATTTTGGAATTTGTCTGACTTACGAAGTCATTCATTTCCGACTTGGACTGTTTCAGCCCGGCCTTCATGTTCTCTAACTGCGTGGTCTCATTGGAAAGGTTTTGCCGTACATTCTGACCGGCGCTGCTCATCGTGGACGATTGCTTGATCTCGGCAAGCTGTTGTTTCAGTTGTGCCGCTTTATCATCTGCGTTTCGCAGAGCTTCGCCCAATTTATCCGATTCAGCAACAAGCGAATTCAGCTTTTGCGCCGATTCCGAGAATTCCTCCTGTGGGATTGCGCCCGTTGCCGCCTGTTTCAGTTTGGTGTTGTAATCGCTCTGAGCCTTTTCAATCTCAGCGTTTACTTCATCCAACCGAGCAGCCAGACGTGCGGCTTCTTTCTCCGTTGCTGCAAGGTCGGCTTGCATTTTAATGCCCTTCGTGCCGCCAGCGGCTACCTTGTTCCACTGTTCAGCAAGTTTTTGTACCTTTGCGGCTTGTTTATCTACGGCGGCTGATTGCTTCTCAATGTCTTTCGTCATTTGTGCAATCTGCTTTTTCGCTTGTTCGTCGCTTACAGTAGCTTCGATTCTGATAGAGCCATCCGCCATTTATTCACCGCCTTTCTAATTGATCTGCGCCCAAAAAGCGTCAATAGCTTCCTTTTCCTCTTCGGAAAGTGCGGGTACAGGGGTTAAATTACGTTTGAGACGTTCGTATTCCTGTTTCTGTTTTCCCTTCATTTTGCTTGTGTCCGTGCCTCTGATTTGCAGGGCATGAGACATTGCCGAATCTTCGTTAAGGCTTTCCATCATTGCCATAAACTCAAACCAGTGCAGATTGACCTTGTGCAGCTCAATGCCGAACGTCTGCCGGAACGATGCGTACAACCGTGCAGAATCGAAATCGAACCACATCATGCGTTTACCGCCGGGTTCAATTTCTCTATCGTCGCCGCAGCGAACAAACCACTGTAAACCTTCCAGTGCAATGTCAATGGGTGGCATCCCTGCTCCGTAAAGCAAGGATAATGCCACCCATACACGGTCATTATCGCTTAAATTCGGGTCGTCCAGTGCAAGGGAAATCTGAATGCCGATTCTGTAATCCGTGCGAATCAGATACCCCTTGTAAGAGCTTGGCAGGCGGTCGAGCAGCATGTTAAACACTGCCGACACGCTCCGCGCTGTACTTGCTCATGTTTGCTGCACGCTTCTCAACGTGGCTGTCAATGATGGGGGTAAGCTGTGCGAAGAAATCAAGGAACTGGTCGGAGGACGGAAGAACCGCGCCAAACACCTTCGCGCAAGTATTTTCGCCAATCAGCGCGTCGATTTTGTCCCTAACGTCTTTGTCAAACGCTACGATATCGTCCAGAGTGTCCAGAACGTCGCCTTTCTTCTCAGAAATAGCCGTTGCCTTGTCTTTGATTTCATTCAGCAGGTCGAAAAAGCCTTTGACAAAGCTATCATCAGACAGCGGAAGGGAGATCGTCTCTCCCTTGTCGTTGACTTCAATAACCTTTACGCCGCTGTTTACGCGGATACTATCCATTCCTCGTTACCTCCTTATACGGATACGTTCGCAGTGAATACCGGTGCGCCGCCGGTGATCTTAACAGTGCCCGGAATCGGGTCGCCTACATAGTTCAGCGTATATTCCAGCGTCGGGGATTCGCCGCCTGCGCCGCCGTAGGTATCAACCTGTACAGATACTTCCTGTACTTCTGCAACGTAGGTTGCAGTGTCGCTGTCACTGGTAGCATTCCACATGTCCACGTTCAGCAGCCATGCGTGAGAATCTGCCAGAGTAGCACGAGCGCGACGCTTCTTGTCGATAAACTCAAACACATCGTCGCCCTTGGTGCACTGCTGAGAAACGCTCATGGTCGGCTGATAGCCGGTAATCTCAGTAGTTGCAGAATCAGAAATAATGTCCTGCTCGGTCTCGGTCTGTGCACCATAGTCCGTAGATGCTTCGGTTACGTTCTTGCCGATTCGTGCCCACTTTGCATCCGAATACTCGCCCATCTTATCGCTGGTATCCAGAAAATGAGCAATAAGAGGACGTTTGATCTTTTCAGTAGTTGCCATTTTTACACCTCAACTTCATAGTTAATGGTTAAGAGGATTTGGTAATCCTCGGTTAAATCTTCGTATCGAGCGATAAGCCCCGCAGGGGTCGTTCGCTCAACAGATGTGACGGTCATTCCCTCGCCGAGATCAGGCGGGTTTTCTTCCGCCCACGCCCCCAGCTCATTCAGCAAGGATTCAACGTCGAGACGTTCCTCGCTGTCGGTTGGCAGGGCGCGATACATCACGCCGAACGGGTACTGTGCAGCATATCCGCCGTCAATGTACTGTGCGGTTTTATACGCGCTCTGTACACTGGTAAGCATCATGCCTGACCGTTCCGGCGGGAGATATTCAAACTCGATTTCGGGAGCATAGCCTTTCAGCCACAAAAGAACAGCCCGTGAAACACCGTCTTGTTCACGAGCTGTTACCGTGTTCAATTTCTCACTCATCGGTCAAAATCTTGCGCACTCCTTCCATCCAGCGCGTTTCATTCAACGCCTTGCTTACCTCGAACCAGTGAGAACGCGCATTCTTGTGCATCCCCTTGCTGTATTTGAGGTTTCGATCTGTCAACGCCTTGCGTGTGCCTTTGGGTGCAAACGTGCTGCCGGTTGCCGGGTCAATCATCACCTTGCCATAATACTGGAATCGTGCATAGGGAGAGGCGTACACGATGGTATTCCCCTGCCGGTGCACATTCATTGCCAGCGCTCCGGTTCGCGCGGGAACAAACTGATCGGTGTCCTTGATGATTTCCTCACAAAGCCACTTGTTAGCCTTTGCAACGCGATCTTCCAGTACGTTTTTTGGCACTTTCAGATTCAGAGAATAGCGAATCATCGTCCGCCCACCTCCAAATGCTGCAACAGGCCGTAGTCATAGCGCGAAACGCTTGTCACCCGGTATGTCTCGTGCTTCTCACGGCATTTCTGGTAACTGCCTTCGTCCGGAACATCACCACGGGCAAAATAGTCCTTTTCAGACGATAGCGTAAGTTCGCACGGTAGAGGGATATGCAGCGTGACGGAATCCGCGCTGTTGAGTGCGGTTTTCGTTGCCGCTGTGCCTCTGGTGCTTTCAATCAACACGCCTGTAAGCACTGTTCGGCCGGACGGCTGAAAAATCGTCACAGTGTGCGGTAATTTCATGCTGTCACCTTTGCCCTTTCAAACTGTGTCGGCAATTCTGCCGCTTCGGAAAACGCCTTGTATTCGCGCCGTAACGCTTGCAGACGTATCTTTGCATTGTCGGCTTGCTCGGTATCCCCGGCAGCTTCAAACGCCATCCTACGCCGTGTCTGCTTCCTCATAGCTGTTTCCAACTTGCGCTGCATCTGCGTCGCTTCGTAGGCGGTGTAAGTCTTGCCCTGATACTCAAACGGCGGCGGGTCGATGTTCTTTAGTTCATCGTCCGTATAGACGCGCTCGGAAACGCCATCCAAAAACGGATGCCGGTGGTGGTGGCAGTTAGCGCCCTCCAGACCGTCAACCTGTCCCAATCCGCAAACCTTGTAGATATTCGGGTACTTGCTGCCGTCTTTCGTGGCGTATACCTTGCCTTGCCAGCGCTTATGGTTTGACCAGACGTGCGGTTTGTCCTTATCGCGTGCTCCACGATGGGCGGTCACTTCGTATAGGTCGGTTTCCAACACCTCAGCCGCTTCTTCGGCATACTTGGATGTAACCTGATTCAAACCGGTTACAATAGCACGCCGCGCCGCAACGTCAGCATGGTTCATCCAGCCGGACGCATAATCAACCGTGCGGATACCGCTGTCAGCCAGTTCCCGCACTGCATCTTCAAGCGCCTGCTGCACCGTAAAGCCTCCGGAGTACACTTTCATTTCTGCCTTATCAAGCACAGCCTGATAGGCTTTTGCGATAGGGCGAAACACGATTTCGCCGTTCGTCTGCACAGCAAAACCCAAAGAACGGGTAATGTTGCGGTACTCATCGAGCATTTGCTTGCGAATCAGTTCAATTTCTCGCGCCGTCACGATTTCAAGTGGCATTGTAATACCTGCCTTGTCGGACAGCTCGCCGTAATACTCACGGTTCAGCTTTACCGCACGGTCAAGCGCGCCCTGCACTTCCTCTGTGCTGGTCTTGGTATGATTTGCGATACGCCGTTCGATGGTATCCATATCCAGACCATATGCTTTCAGCGTGCGTATGTCGTTTATCGTTACCTCATTCAGTTCGCCGGTCAGCTTGAAGCGAGAGCAAATCTCACGCAACAGGTCATCTTCCATTGCGAGGATTGCTTTCACAAGCGGTTTAGGCGCGTTTTCAAGGTATTCCGGAGTAATAGGATACTTCATCAGCCGATACCGCCATAGAGTAAGCCAGTACCGCACAAATACTGTGCGATAAGTCGTTTTTGCCGATCTTCAATGCTCTGCACCTGTGCAGCAATAGCAGAGTTAGCGCCGTAACTGCGAGACCACGAGCCGACACTCTCAGAGGATACCGCGCCGCCGTCCGTAGAAAAGACGGCGGATTCTGCGGTTTCCTGATTGTGCATGACTTCTGCCAGCGCACAGTTAAGGCGTTTTACCCGGTGCATTACAGTGTCGCTCAGAACGCCGTCAGAGCGTCCGAGCGTTGCGCAAGAGATAATATCCGCCGCTCTCCCTGCTACGCGGTCGTAATCCTTCTCATCAATCAGATTACCCTTGTAACAGGTGCGGTAAAAGTCATAGTTTGCGTACACGGCGGATTGCTCCTTTCTTTACGACGGCAGGGTTACAGTTGCAATGTACAGGCCGTTCGGGTCGGGCAGAACCGGGATAAACATACCGGATGCCTTAGTCCAGATTGCAACCGGGTCGGGGGTCTGCCACTGGGTCATGGTGATGTACTGGTTCTGCGATGCAGCAGTAAATGCGCCCTGTGCTTCCTCCTCCGGAGTTACACCCCACAGGCCAGCGCCGAACGAACCGTTTGCCATGGTTGCGAGGAACGCAATCTTGTTCTTCGGGAAGTAGCGCTGAGTGGTCAGCGTGCCGTCTGCCTTTTCGTAGTTGTAAACCTGATCGTTTACAGTGATGCGCTCGATGCCGAACAGACGGGAGAACAGGCTCGTAATTTCGTCCTGAGTTGCCAGACGACCAGCGAAAGCAGAGCCGAAAAGCGCGTTCTGGATAACAGCGCTCTTAGCGAGCAGGCTGAGAACAGCAGAGCTGGTGACGATCTCACGCAGTACGCGGCCGGTTGCAATAGCAGCGTCGCGCACGCCCTGAATATCGTCGAGGATGGTCTTTGCCTTTGCCTCGGTAGACCAATCGAAAGCCTTGTTCGTGTGGTCGGTCGGAACACCGAAGTCGATAGTGGTATTGACGTGGTTCTCGTTGATGGTCATCTTGCCGGTTGCAAGCAGCTCCTGCTTTGCAACCTCGGTACGGGTCTTTACACCCTCGGCCAGACGCGCCATATCGTCAAAGATATAGTCGAGAATCTCGTTGTTGGTGCTTACGCCGTGGTTGCGGAGCAGGCGGACACGCTCGGAAAGGTTGATCTTGCGCTTGATGAGCAGCTTCTCAACGGTTACGATGCTTGCGGTCGGGCGGGAGCCGATCTGTGCCTCTGCGTCGAGCGCATGCACGGTTGCCATGGTCGGCAGGTATGCGCTGTCAGACATTGCGAGGTACTTTGCGGTGATATTCTGAGTCTTCTGGTCGGGGAACAGACGGTCGCCGGACAGCTCCGGGCGTGCAATGTTGAAATTCTGGCCGAAGTCCAGCAGTTCAGCTTCTTTCAGCAGTTCTACAAATTCCATAGGTTATTACTCCTTTACGCTCTGGTGGTTTCCGGCGCGTTAACAAAAACAACGCCGCTCTTTTCGAGGGTGGACTTTGCGCCAGTCTTGGAGCTATCGTCCGCGCTCGGCTGTGCGGGCAGGCGGTTTGCATATACGCGGCCAGCAACAATAACCGCAGCTACACGGTCGCCGTTGGTTACGTCCACATCCTCAAACACAATGCCCTCTGCGGTGTTGTCGTTCAGCGGGAAGATAGTGCCCTGCTTAACAACCTTTCGATTGCCATCAGCGGTGCCGAGGGTTGCGGGGATGAGGCGGGTCTTGGTGATCAGGCCAACTTCGCTTGCGAGGATAGACGGCTTGCGTGCACCGTCAACTTTGTTTACATAAGTGCCCATAGGTTATTTACTCCTTTCCCTTGGGTGCGAACTGTGCGGAATACCGCTGTGCAGCCAGACCGGCAGCACTTACCGTATGCGGTGCGGGATTCTGAATCGGATTTGCAAACGTCGGAGCGGGTTTTTCGCTCTGAAATGCCGCCGGGTCGGATTCCTGCTGCTTCTTGCAGTAATCGTCAAAGCCGGTCAGCGTGCCGTCCTTCATTTCCAGTTTGTTTGCGGTCAGGTCAGCGATAAATGCCTTTTCTGCCGCCTTGGAGGTAAACTTAATACCCTTTGCGGTGATACCGGCGCGTACTGCGTCCGCATAATCGCGGGCATCGAGCTTGCTCTGGAATTCTGCGGTGTCGGTGTCGTACTTCTTCTGCAGGGTGTCGAGCTTGGTCTTCAAGTCGTCCGCGTCGCCCGCATTCTTCTTCAAGTCCTCAATGTCCTTGTCGCGCTGGGTGAGCTGGTCGCGCAGGTCGGTAACGTCTTTCTTGGCTTCTGCCGCCTGTGACTTGTATTTCTCAACATCCTTGCCGTTCAGTGCAAAAACCTTATCTGCCTGTTCGTCAGTCAGACCGATTTCTAACAGTTCTTCTTTCTTCATGTGTGTACTCCTTTCAGATTAGGCGTTTTAGGTGGTCGCCGTCACCGATCTGCCTGCACTTTTAGGCTTGCAGGATAGCCAATTTCCGTAGTTTAATGCCGTTGCGGGCATGAAAAAAGCGCCTTGCGGCGCTGGATTCACTTTATCAAAGTGGGATATGCGATTATCAAAGTCGATTTGCTAACAGTTTGATTATTCTTCATCATCTGTTAGCTTTTCCGCGTTCGGCATCATTGCTCTTGCTTCTTCCTCGGTTACGCCGTACTTCTTTGCAATGTACAGCTCGCCTCGAATGAGACCGGCAGAAACGTCATTGCGCATATCCGCAAGTTCTTTCTGCTTGCTCTCGGTGTCCTGCACAACGCCGTCGCCCCAATCACACTGCAAGTCCCAATCACCAGCAGGCGCAAGACCGTAAAGCGTGGCGTAAACGTCCATGCCATACAACAGGCCGTTCAGAGCGTGTTCAAGTGCCGCCTGCGTATCCCTCACGGTGACGTACATTGTCTGCTTACTGGATACGATCTCGGTTGCGGTTGCGTTTACCGTCTGAGGGTCGGACAGCGTTCCGAAAGACAAGCCGCAGTTCAGCTCGATCATCTTCAATGTGTCTTGGAAGCCCTTGTATAGTGCATCATTGCGGAATTCCGGCGAAAACTCCTGATAGAAGTCTGCGTTTTCAAACGGCATCCGGCGGAACAGACGGTCACGGAGCAGCGGGTTCGTGTGCAATAGTCCGTGCTCATCTGCAACGCGCTGTGGAATCGCAGAATCACTCATCAGGATACGGCGTTCGCCGCTTTCATATTCCCACATGAGCCGTTCCCACTGTTGGTCAGCCTGCCGGATGAGGTCAACTGCTGCGCCGCTGTAAAGTGACACACCAAGCGGACTTTCTGGTTCGATGTTGTTTGCAATCGGCACTTTGAAAAAACCGAAAAGCGGACGTTCTACATTCTGAATCGTCGTTTCCGGTGCAATCTGTGCCCAGTCCTCTACAGTATTCAGCGGTACTTCCGAGCCGATACTACCGTTCTTGTCGGAGTTGTACGCCTTGTTCTTGATGGTGTACACGCCGCTTTTCAGTTCGTGGTACTCCAATTTGGTATAATATCGGTTCTTTTCTCGCTTGGTATCCGCGAACACTGCCGCTGTGATTTCGCCGTTGCTGTCAACACTGACCGGGTACGCGCTGCCGACTGTGTTAAAGTCCACAAGCACACGGTTCTCTGAGACAAACGGCTTGTAGAAGAAACCGCCGACCGAGAGGCCCTTTTCAACGTCAATTCGCATGTGTGGAATCATACCGCGCAGGCTTTCGTTTAGGAACTCTGCTCGTGCGCCGCCATCAACAGTGATGGTGCTTTCAATGGTGGTTGGGCGTGCTACTGCTCGGCAGATAGCCGACGGCAGGCCGCAAGACGCAACATTCCGGTTGCCGTGCTGACCGAGCCACTCGGCATCGTCCATATACATCCGTCGCCACAGGTCAATGTTTGACTGCATCGTGGAATCATAGACCGCCGTTGCCCCTGTCAGTTCTTCAATTTTGTTTGCCGGAATCATTGCTTGCCTCACCGCCTTTATTAACTGCTTCAACCGTTCAAACATTCACAAGCCCCCTTGCTCTAACCTCTCGGCGCACTATCGTCTGGAAGTAATAGCGTGATGCGTCCATATCATGGTCGAACTCCTTGATAACCGCATCTTCGGGGGATTTATCGTCCCACATATACATGCCGAATTCGTCGATTGCTCCGGTACAGTTTGCATTGTACTGTGCATAACCAGCGGCAAGCAGCGTTCCCATCAGGCGGATACCGTCAAGCACGCTGTTGTCTGCGTCACGCACACGGAATTTACCGTGTCTGCGGATTGTTTCCTTGAACGATGCAGCCGAGGGGTCAATAATGATCGCCTCGATATACTGACCACCAACGAACGTTTCAAGATCGGCGTAGTATTCCTCATCTGTTTTCTGTTTCTTCTCCTTGCGGCTGTCGTGCCGATACGCACGCACGCAAGTTGATTTGCAGGTCATTTCATCAAACCGCCAAAGCTGGAACACGGTCGGGTTAATCGTGCCGTAGTCGCAGGACACAAACCAGCGATTGCCGGAACCTTCACCATCCGTAACGTGCAGTTCGGTCGAGAACATAGGATAAACCAGACCTTCTGCAACACGTCGCATACCGAGGATATCACGCTGATACCAGATGCTCTTGCGGTCGTATGTCGCAAGGATTTCTTTCAAGCGTTCATCCGATACAGAAAGGTTGTCTGCAATGGTGAAATGTCCGTAGTTGAAACCGTAGTTTGGGTTCTCCTGCTGCTTCTCCATATGGAAGTTGAGCACGTCCGTGTAGTACGGGTGGTTCTCGCCCTTCGGGTTAAGATCGTGATAAATGCCACGGTCGCCACTCGTCATGGTACGGTCAAAGACTTCCTGCACAAACTTAGGGTGGCACTCGTTTGCCTCAGTGATATACGCAAGGCCGTAAGTGTTGCCCTTAATATTCTTCTCGTCGCCGTCTTTACGACCGCCGGATACAAGCACGATCTTCTCAGCGCCGTTCCGCGTCTTGACGTAGATGCAGTCTCGGTTCTGGTACTTACCTACCCGGCAATTCTGCTTGCCGAAATAGTTAATCATGCCGTAACCGTCGCAGTCGATGATATTAAGCATTGCCGACGCAGTAGAAACGCCTGCAATGAGGTGGAATCTGTTCGGGTGCTTTTCCAATCGAGCGCAGAACGCCGTTGTTTGCAATACGTTCTTACCGCCACGCTTGCCGCCTTCGGCCACGTTGAACCAACTATGAAGGGATTTATAGAAATAATCCACTTGTTTTTTCGTGAACGGTGCGGGGATATTATCCATCTTCAAAATCCTTTATGTCTCTGTCCGGTGCGGGCTTCATCAGCATATCAACGAGCGGCTGCACGCCGTTGTCGTTGTCGCTTTCCATCGGCGCAGGGGTATCGCTCTGCCCGAGGTACTGCCTACCTAACCAGATCAGCATTTGTATATTTCCACCTTTAGCCGCCTGTACCTGCCAATGTCTCAAACGCAAGCGCATCTGTGACACGCCGCGCACATAAGCCGCCCTTACATCCTTGCGATTCAGAAAGTTTCCTCTCGCAAAGTCCAGAGCGTCCGCAATGTCCGCTTGGGTGTTGCCCTCTGCGGCAAGTTCTTCGACGGCTTCAAGATCAATTACTTTCTTCGGTCTGCCTCTCGGCATTTCCTAACCTCCTTTCACTCAATAGAAAAGCACCGAGACTTTCTCGGTGCTTTGTCTGTTGAGTTGCGTTTTCTTAGGTCGAGGACGAGCGAGCGCCACGAGCGCCAACCGCACGACGGCCAACCGCTACACTGCGGCGACGAGTGCCGCCGGAACGACCACGGTTTGCCAGTCTACCGCTGCCATAACCACTACCCATGCTCTACACCTCCTTTCAGAGTATACAAAAAGGACTATCTTTCGCAGATAATCCTTTCCGTTATATTTATTCACCAATGATTTTGCTCAAATATTCTTTTGAGCCTTTGCCGATTCGCGCAAACTTCATATCTTCGGTTTTAATCGGACGCTTGACCGCCCGCGCGAATTCCTTGCCTTCGATATACTTTAGATCGGTATCGAATTCGAGGGATGCGAGAAATTCCTCTTTCTGCGCTCTGCTGGTAAAGCAGATACAACACCAATATTCAGTGTCGCACATATCGCGGAATCGCTTGTTCTCAGCGCCCATGCGCTCACGGAAACTCTTTTCTACGTCTCCCAGTTCATCGAGGCACTCGCTTTCGAGCTGCTCTAATTCAATGTGATCGTCTTTTGTTTCCTTAACTTCGTCGTCGTTCCAATATCCCATTACAGTTCGCCCCTCCTGAATAACTCCAACTCTGCCAGCGGGAACCATGTGATAATCTTCTCGTAGTCCCGCGGGAAATTCTCCTTGATCGGCTTCAAGAACCGATAATCAATACCATCGAACGTTCTACCGAACAGCTTGTAGTCTACCGGCAGCCGAACACCGCTTGCATCAAATTCGCGCAGCAGGTCGGCTTTTACCCAATCGAACACCGGATAGAACCGCTTTGCATTGTGGTTGATCGCTCCATGTGTTTTCATGGCAATGCGCCGCATAGGACTGTCTGCCATTCTAACGCCGGTCGCAGTGTAGACGCATTCCGGCAGGCGCTTGCATTCGCGGATGATCTCGCCAATTTCGGCATCATCATATTCTTCGCCCGGCAAGTCCAGCGCCTCGATCTTGGTTACATGCTCCGGCGATTGGAAGACCAGATTTCGCAGCAGCCGGTACAGTGATCTGTGCGGCAGTCTGTAAATGTGAGTGCCGAAAAAATCCTCATAGTATGCGAGGCTGTTTTCGACGAATTCCAGACCCGGCACAGTGTAACAATAATACGGGATTACATGCTTGAAATACTTTCTAAGCTGCAACCACGCTGCAATGCTGTCCTTACCTGTGGAAAATGCTAAGATCGCGGTATCGCATTCCTCTGCCATAGTACGGCACAGGCTCTCTCCGCTGCTTGCATCTACTCTATCATACACTACGCTTTGTCCTCCTCTTTGTCTCGCTCCATCTGGCAATCAATCGCGCGGGCGATAAAGCCATTCACGCTTTCGCTTCGGCCTTCCACATGAGATTTGATCTCTTCTTTCTTGCCTTTCGGCAGGGTTAAATTAACCCGGTCATAAGCCTTGTTGATGTACTTATTGGTTGCTTTCTGCTGCGCCTTGCTGGATGGCATATAACAGCACCTCCTAACGATAGCTATTATACGCCTAAGATATATTTGTGTAAATATACATAACCTACAAATATACTTGCGTAAATATAGTTATTTTGCCCATTGCTATACTTGCGCAAATATATTATACTATAGTCACAGTAAAGGAAACGAACACCGAAAGGAAGTAATCAATATGACCGCAACCGAGAAAATCGCAATCGCAAAAATTGCAGGCTTGACCGATGATCAGCTTTTCGCCACATGGGAAAGCACCGAGAAGTACGATAGAGAAAACCACATGGCGCAGGTAATGCTTCGCGGCTGGTGCATGGATGAGATCGAGAAGCGCTACCCGGAAGGCTTTGATGAATGGCTCGATTCTGACGCACTGGACAGCGAGCTGCGCCACTACTGCATTAAGTAAGGAGGTAAATACAATGAAAATCATCAACAAGACTTTCACCATCGGCGAAACTTACCGCAGCGATGTAAACGGCGATATCTTCGAGGTGATCGCCATCCGTACGAGCAGCAAGCCCTATAGCGGCATGATTACTTTTAAGCATCGCAAGACCGGCAAAACTTACGAGTGCGGTCTTCCCTATGCGCGCCGCCTGCTGCTCACCAAGTGCTAACGGTTCTCGCGGGTTCACCCTAAAGAAAGGAAGTCTAAGAAATGAAAGAACTCATGGAAAAGATTATTGCAGAGTTTAACGCAAACGGTATCGAATTCAAGAAATGCAATTACAATCAGTTTACCAGTGACCTTGAAGGTCATAGATATGAAAAAGGATTTAGAACCTTTTATATTGAAGAAGTTCATCGTCATAACGGCACTGATGAAAACAAAAATTGCAAAATCGAAGTCACTGAAAATTTAGGTAATTCCTGTGCAAAGCGCATTGGAGAAGTACGGGTTAATGTAAACGCTTCTGACCGTGTTATCAAGAACCGAGTAAAGAAGATTATGGGAATCTACAAAGGCTAAACTCCAAAGGTTCTCGCGGGTTCACCCTTAAAGCCCGCACCCATAAATTTTAATCTGGAGGTACAAACCATGAACACCATCAAGCACACCGAGTACAAATACAACGGCCGCCGCGTTATCCTCGACACCTGCGAACTCACGCCGGGCAAATACGAGACTATGCTCCTGTACCCCAACGGCCACGAGATCGACTGCCGCACGGCACGCACCGAGGCGGACGCAATCGCAGACTTTGACGAGCTGCTGACCGCCTACCCGGCAGACACCAAGCCCACAGCACCCAAGCCGCTTACCGGCAAGTACGCCAAGCTCCGCGACGATCTGCGCAAGGTGTACGAGATCGGCAAAGCCGCAGCCGCACAAGTTGAGGACGGCGGCACCTGCAATTTAGATGCGCCCTCGCTCCTGCTCCCGCGCTGGCAGTCCGCCAAGATTGAGCAGGCTTGCAAGGAGGCCGGATGCGGCTGTTTTGAGTGGAAGTGCTTTAACCGGCGTTGGGTTATCTGCTTCCACATTCCCGGTCAGGCATACAAGCGCGAGACCGCTGCCGAGGTAATGACCAAGGCGCTTGCTGATATGGGCTATGATGCCCTTACCTACTGCGCTATTGACTAACCATCTTAACCACACCCGCCCCGGAGGTCACGAGGGCAGAAAGGACTTACCATGGTACGCATCACAAAAGCAGAATACGACCGCATCGGCAACGACTACAAATCCACCTATCAGGATTACCAAGGTAATCACCCGGAATGGGTTGGACGCCGTTGTGCATTTCTTCCCGGATACGGTACTATCTTATTCATTGAGGGTGTCAGCTTTGAAATTGTTTAATCTCCCGCCCGGCTCACGCACCTGCGGCGGAACATATTGACACTACCCCGCACATCGGGGTACAATTATCACAACAGCGCAAAACCTAAAGTCCTGCATATCGGACTTACAACGTGATACACTATTCACAACAAACAAGGAGGAAAAATATCATGGCAGATTTAAGAGTTTGGGACAACGCAGGTAACATGCTTCCCAACAAAACCGTACAGGATTGGATTGATTTTTACAAGGCGCAGGGCTACAGCGGCAACTTTTTCATCAACAAAAAGTGCTATGACTTCTTCGGTCTTTCCATTCGCACCCCCTACGATGTGGACAAAACCAAAGTTGTAACAAAAATCGACAGCGGTTACTACGGCACACCAGGCATTATTACCGAGTAAAGGAGACTGCAAAAATGAAAATCCAAGTGCTCAAGGACTACATAGCGAATTTTGAGGGCGATGTTTATACCATCGACCTCAACCGCAGGTTTGAGGGATTCGAGTCCGGAGATTTAATCTGTTATGTTTGCCCGTTCTCGCCTGCTATGCCGCTGCAGCTCGAACTTGCAATCCGGGCAGACGGCTCCATAATCTTCCGGAGCTGGAAATTTATCGATGGTGAAGGAAACTATTACCTTCATACGCGCGAGCTTTCCGAGGCCGATTGCAAAGGCTTTCAAACGCCATTTATCCCAACCGAAGCACAGACTGATACAGTAAACGGTCTGTTTTCAGGCCGGATTAAGTTTGAAGGTCTAAAACTTGCGGTAGGCTCTACTCTCCAGCGCATTTGCCCTATCGACTTGCAGCGCGAAGAAAAGCTGACCGGCGAAAAGATTTATCTTGCCTGATTTTATCAACGCTATGACAAACCCCGCTCACCAAAGCCATAAGGTGAGCGGGGTTTACCATATTTACGACTGTTTCGGTTTTGCAGGGCTCGCACCTGCTTTCAGCACTATGCAAACCGGTATACCTCCCTGCGGAGGTATGAACGCTTTCGTTGCGCCTGAACGTCGGGCTTTTACCGAGGATTCCTCCGCTGTCCACAGGCAAACACTACATGTATGAAATCGAGAGAGGTAATGACCTCCTATATCTTAGTTTTTGCAGCACAAGAGATATATGCCGCCTGTGTAATGATTTGGAATGTTTTGCCGCCGTCGCGGCCGCCTACCGTATTTCGCTTTTCGGCTGATCAGATAAACGTTTTTATTCGCTGCACTTTTTTCGGCTCTCGCAGTCCGTCGGCAGTGCATCGCCGTCCTCTCATTATGGGCTGTTCGGCGTTGCTCTCCGTCGTGTCGCAGTTGCTATCGGTCTGTAATCCGGCTGATTCCCTCGTAAGGTTACAGCGGGGAGCGACCCCGGTTGCGGCGTGCCTGCAAGCACCCGCTGAACTCTGCAAAGCCGTTGCAGCAGCTTCGCAGACGTTCGGAAACAGATTGTCCGTCTTTCCGGACCGCCAGAATATTATCGTCCTCGTTGGAGGCGTTGTGCTCCCTCCGCCTCATGCAGCTTTGGGAACAGATTGCCTTGCACGTTGTCCACCATGCAAGGCTTGCCAAAAGTCCGCTACGTTACCCGTCCGGCCTCATGCAGCCATCCGGGCATGTTTGCGGTGCCTGTCGCCCGTAGGCACCGCATTCCATTCTCATTGTAGCGTAAATGTTATTACTCCGTCACCCTCATGCAGGCTTTGGAGCATATCGGCGCGCCGCGCAAAAGACACGCCGAAAGAATAGAAAGGATAATCAATGCCTTCGTTCCGCGAAAGGCGTTTTGCTCCTCTGCCCTCATGCAGACTTTGGAGCAGGTCAGCGGCAGGTCTCCCCACCGCTTTAAGTAGGTATTTGGGGTTAAACAGAAAGGCTTGTCACCCGTCAGCCCTCACGCAGGCTTTCGGGCGTGTACCCGCCTTTCGGCGGGCTGAAAGTGGAGGAACGAAACTCCGTGATTCCGCCCTTTAGGGCTTTTATCACGATATCATTATACCACCATTCTTTGTAGTATTGTGTAGCCCGTTTTCCACAATGTTATGCACAGCCTGTGCGTATATGTTCTACTGCCCGCAATGCCCGTGCGTGCATCTTTCCGCGAACGTGCACTTCGTTGTAATTCATTCTCTCGGCGGTTTCTCTCCACGTCCGACCGTTCACGTAATGTTCGATCAGCAGCGCCCGCAGCGCCGCATCCTGCACCTTGGCCGTGGTGCTGATAATCTCGGCCTTAATCAGTGCAAGCCGTTCTTGCTCTCTCTGTATCTTTTCGGACAGGGCAAGATACGCATCAGCCTTGTTTGCGGTCACGTCACCGCCGCCGCCCGGCGTGTCCTTGATCGTCGCCGTTGCGCTTGTCGCCCGCGTCCATGCCCTTACTCGTGCTTCTTCCAGTGCAGAGATTGTTTTTTCAAGGTCAATCCCTCGTCTGAGCCATTCCTTAGTCGTCGTGTGCCACTACCTCCTCCATGCCGTGCTGTGTATATCGCCTGCGTCGGCTGATCTTGGCCGCTTTCCTTGTGCAACCCACACCCGGTTCACATCCGCGCGATTTCCCCGTGTCGATCAAATAATGACACGCCCATAGCTTAGACCCTTGGCTCGTACCCAGTACTCGCCAGTATGCGCACCCAGCGCATTCGCTTTTCTTTTTCATGCTAATGCTATTCCATTCTCCCGCAGTTCTTCAATCAGATCGTCGATTTTAACGTATTTTCGTGCGATACTGTCTGCGAGGTAGTTTGTTTCGTCCCATATCCGCCGTAATCGGTCATAGTCGTACCCTTCTTTATCCCGTAGAACGCTAAACATAATTGCCCATGTAGACGCAACCGCCGTGTTCGTTGCGTCGCGTTTGGCTTTTTCTATGTCACCCTGCGTCGCCGGTATTCGGTATGGGTTGACTTTCTTTTTCTTCGCCATTTCCGTATCTCCAATTTTCATACCGCCGCATCTCGTCCAGATACTGCCGCATCTCCACGCTGTACCGCTTCACTCGTCCATCCGCTCCAACATATCAAGGTACTTTCTCGCCATCGCCGCCACCTGTATAGCCTCGCAAGCCGCAGCTTCGGCGTACTGCCCAACCAGTGCCACCTGCAGCGACGTTGGGATACCGTCACGGATTCGACGCCAGAGCTGCTCCATCGCCATCTCGATACTGTCGCATTCTTCCCTCAGTTCCTCGGCTTCCTCCGTAATGATTGCCCATCCCTCGTGCTCCGAGTGGAACTGTGGAAAACGCTCATTTGCGCTTTCCAGTTCCTTTTCAACGAGCATCTTTACGTCTTCACTTACTGCATTCATTATTTTTCTTCCTTTCAAACACAAATCATCGGCGGGTGCGGAATCTCCGTATCTACCGGTCTCCACAGGTGCAGGCAGTACGGATGGTTATTGATGTACTCCGACTTAGGCGGGTGGAATTGCATAACGCGCTCGTCCTCGCCGAAAAACATATCCTTAATAGCGCACATCTCGTCCCACGTCGGGCAGCACTTGCGCTGTGCAGAGCCGGGCGAAACGCTGACGTGTTCCCATCCCATGCCGTTGCTTGCGATCACCCGGAACGACTTGCCGCCGACATACACCTTGAAAACACCGTTTCCGCTGTCGCCGGTGCAGCCGTAAAACTCGCGTTCTCTGTCTTTCAGCCGGAACTTGTCCAGCTTGTGCAGGTCAATCATACAGGTTCACTCCCTCAATCTCCGCACGGATTTCCAGATCGTGCAGGTATTCGCCCATGTGACGTTTCTGCCGCTTTAACAGGTCGATGGAGCAGTTCGGCGTAAACTCGAGTACGCCCGCCTCGTACTTCGTCACAATCCGGTGCAGCTTTTCATAGCGTTCCTTGGTCTCGCGGTACTCGCGCTTCATGTGCTCCTGCCATGTGTTTGTATCGGGGTCAGGCTCGTTTGGTTCACTTCCCAGTTTCGTTTTTTCTCCAAGCGTTTTCATTAGATGCAAAGCATCGGCGCAAATCATACCGAACTCGCATCTATCCTCGTCGTTATCAAAGTCAAACAGTACCATATTGCGCGACATCAATTCCGCGCATTCAATCGCTCCATCAATCGTCATTTTTCATTCTCCTTTCTCTGCGTATCTGTTTTACTGCGTCATTAGTCATGCGATGTCACCGTAACCGGAACGATCATCTCTGGCAGGAAATTCACCTCGTAGTGGAACTTGTCCACGTAAGCTCCGCTGACGTCCTCCACAACGTAGATCGTCCAGTCGTTGAGGTACACAAGGTGTTTCTTGTAAACGCCCTGCCCGGTTTCGACAGTCACCTCCAGCTCGTTCTCGCTGTTGTTCGAGATGGCGAAGTTGCCGATCAGCTCAAACACCGGCTTGTCCGTACGCGCGTTGATGACTTCCAGACGGCGCGTGACGTTGAAATTGTCCGCCTCCTTCGAGATGTTGTACGCAACGCGCTCGCTCTCCCTGCAGGCCGACAGACTACACATCATAGCACCGCAGAGCAGTGCCGCCATGATTTTCTTTTTCATTTTTGTTCCTCCATGTATTTTCTCATAATTTGAACCGCCATGCGGCAGGCTTCCTCGCACGCAGCCATCATCTTCTCGTAGCCGTCTAGCTCGCCATAGTATTTGATCTCTCCTAACGCCTCGGCCGAGGTTGCCGGGTCGAGGATGCGGATTGCTTGGTTAATCGTCATACTGTCCACCTCCATAATGTTCAACAATATACTGGTTCGCCGTGGTTTCCGGCGCGGTTTTCCATGCAATCAAGTTGGGTGAATCAGCAATTAGCAAGAACGCGCCAAACATCAACGAAGTCACAGCCAGCAAACCCCACACGGTATCATCGCGGATAAAACCAAAAATCGTTGAAACGATTGCAAGGATTATCATAAACGCGCCAAATACGACAAACACAGTTGCCTTTGCCGTTCCCTGTGCCACAACCTCCTGCACCAGCGTTTCTGGCGTAACGCCCATCTGGGCGGCGATTTCAGCGACGGTCATTCTTCCACCGCCTCATACGTCTTTCCAAAAATATCCGGCTTACAGGGGTAGAACTCGCCGTTTACGCCCTTGATGATGTAGTCGCCAACAGATGCCAGCATAGTTCCCGCAAGAGTTAAAACAAGGAACATTTTCTTGTTCTCACTCCACACGACATTCATTCCACAAAACTTGTCGATTTCCGTCTGGTTTTTGCCTGTCCACCGGACAGCTTCAATCACAACAGGTTTCTTTCTGAACTTCATTCCGTTACCCCCTCGCACTCTGCCCCGCAAGCCGCATAGCCTGCAAGATCAATCCAACTGTCAGCCTTTCCGCCGCCTGCTGCAATGCGTGCAATCTTGAGCAGCGCCATCATCATAGCAACGTCCTTTGCCTCTACGCGCACGTTCACGCCCCTTGTGCAGGCTTTATTAAGATACGCCTCCCACAGCTCCGCAATCGCTTTGAAATTATCCTCCGGCGTGCCGTAGTCCTGCTCACGCTGTCCGCATACGCACTTCTCCGCCGCGTGCAGGATGTCCGCACGGGTCAGCTTGCGCTTTGCGTCCTCGCTGCACTTCTCGACTACCTCGCGGATGTCGGGAGTATTGTCCGTATGACTGGCAGCGTGGCATAAAGCATAAGCATCTTCGACAGTCAGGCGGAGACCAAAGTCTATTTCTCCCTTGTCCTCGGCATCGCAAGCCATCTGTTCAATCGTGTTCAGTAGAATACTCATTTTGCGTTCGTTATTCATGATTACTCCTTTTTCGGTGTCCGGCTTGTCCTCGATCACCTCATAGCCCATGAGTTTTGCCTCCAGCCGTACGCGCACCATATCTGCGTCCTCATATGCCCGTATCATACTCTGTCGCGCATTGCCCGCGAATGCTATTCCCCTCTTTTCGCCATTATAAAACATCTTGCGATCTCCGAGGAAAAATGCGTTCACAGCGTCCTCGAAGCTCTCGTACACTTTCCCGTCTTTCTTAAGCCTCATTATCTTTCTCCTGTGTCATTCTCTCAACGGCTTTCTTCACGCCTGCCATAATCAAGCACCACTCACCCACCGTTAAATACGCAGCTATATCGCGCACCGCTGTAACAGCGTCACGCGCCATTTTCGGTTCAATCGGCTTGTCCATGTCGGCTTTGGTGATTTCACGCATTGTCGCCCTATCCTGCAACTTTTCCCACAGCTTCATAGACAGATTGCACAGAAAGAGCAGAATAACAAGAGCGCCGACTACCAGAATACCGTAAACCAGATAGCAGTAAATCAGAGTTGCGATACTTGCAAATGTCATATTACTCATCTTCTTCGCGGTAATCCTCAATCACAACGATATCGTAGGCAATAGCGCACAAGTTCTCGATTTGGCATCCACGGTACTTATCCCAGTCCTTCGCAAAATAAGCAACGTCAGCCGTAGACAGCAGTTCCAGCGATTTTGCTAGATACCAAAGCGGACGCGCGTCATGTGGCGCGTTCTGAAAAAACGAATCAATCACTTCCACTGGCTCACCGAGTTCACGCTCTGCGGATTCGATAGCCTTTGCGCGGACTGCGAGAATTTCTTCGTCCGTCTTGTCCTTCATGGGCTGAGAAATAAACAGTTTCTTCATTCTTCTACCCCCTTAATTTCATCGAGCGCAATGTTCGGCTCTGCCTTGCCATTCAGTTCGTGCAGCAGCTTGCACACAATGCGCTTAAAGCAATCGTCGCAGTACGACAGATACAGATTGAAATGCTCGATCGATTTGCATACATTAATGCGGAGTGCGTAACCGTCAGTCGGTTCCAGTTCTGAGCCGCAAATATCGCATTTATTCATCAACTTCTACCTCCATCTCATCTTTTAGTGATAGCTTACGGCCGCACATAAAACAATAGTTGATTTTGCTGGGTCTACATTCAGCCATAGCAACTAATTCATAACTATTGTCATAAAAATTCCTGTGAATTATAAAGTCGCCTAAACATTTTGCGTCTGTACGGCAATAGGGACAGTTCTTTTGTTCTTCGGTCATTCTTTTTTATTCTCCAGTTTCATACGCTTAATAGCGTTTTGCACGACCGCTACAATCGAACAACACTCACCAATCGTGAGATACGGTGCGATATCTCGTACCGTTGCGATAAGGGCACGCGCCGCCACCGGTTTAATTGGCCTGTCAAATACCTCATTGTTAATTCGATCCATTGTCCGCCCTCCTGTTCCATGCTTCAGCAGCTTCTTCGTATCTATCCCTGTTGGTAACAGGTGCTATATATTCTGCTCGTGAAATTACACTGTTCTGCCGAAAATAAATTCCGCATTTTTCACAACCGACACGACATTCGATGGTGAAAATAGGCATACTCACCATATACAGATAGTTCGCTTTGCGTTCACAAGAAGCGGATGCCTCTCCCCCGCAGAACGGACAAGGTTTTAATTCAGTCATTGTCAGCCCTCCTGTTCCACGCTTCTTTTGCCTTTGGATGGGTGTTATAGCAAGGGATTTGTGCGTGACACTTCTCGCAAATGATATAAGGTCTAAAATATAGGTATTCCACCGAGATTCTGTTGCTCCCGCAGAACGGGCAAGGTTTCAGTTCAGGCATTGTCTGCACCTCCGTCCATCTTTGCACCACATTTGGGGCAGATAGGGTAAATACCCTTTTTGTTCCATTGATATTCTCTGTGCATTGCTTCCCCGTCACACTCTGAACAGTCACAACAATAATCACTGCCTTTCCAGTGCGGTCGAATCCACTTTCCATGCACCATAGGCACAACATCGGCGGCCGGTAATTTCCCGATAGCGATTTCCGTTTCGCACAATTTACGATACATTGCGTGTTCAAAACCTTTGAACGGCTTAAACTGCTGGAATTCGTTCTCTAAAGCGGTCAAAAGATTGACTGCTTTGTGCTTCTCAATGTATTCAGCCATTGTCTGCCCTCCTGTTCCATGCTTCTTTTGCCTTTGGATAGGTGTTATAGCAAGGGATTTGTGCGTGACACTTCTCGCAAATGATATAAGGTCTAAAATATAGGTATTCCACCGAGATTCTGTTGCTCCCGCAGAACGGGCAAGGTTTCAGTTCAGCCATTGTTAGCACCTCCGTTCTTTCTCTCGCCGTAGCTGCAAAAATCGTTCGGTGTAATCTCCATATCGCTGATATCGCAAATGAGAAAACCGTTATCGTTAACCGCCGCGTTAACAAGATACTTGCATTCCTTACACCGCACCACTGGCACAACATCTGCAGTGGGAACGTCACGTACAGCCCATACCGGATTAAGCCCCTTTAGATACGCTTCTCCGGCGGCATCTTCCGCTGCTTCACGCTCAATATATTCAGCCATTCCTAACCCTCCCAAATCTCAATAAAGCTATCGTACATGGTGTTTCCCTCCTATCTCGTCGCAATAACCTTTACGGCGCATTCTCCGCGTTCTGTGGAATACCACGCGCAGTTCTCGTGCACACACTCGGCAGAAAATCTTTTATCCTTGTCTGCCAGCGAGAATGGGCAAATTTCCTTTGTCCTGTTTGCCCAATTACAATTTTCACTCCATATCATTTTCCTTCACCCTTCTTTCTTCCGCTTCTTTCAGCGCCTGAAAAGTCATCACACCACACCTTCCAAGCCAATCTGTACCGTTTCCGGCTCTTTCAGCATCTTTTCCACCGCATCGCGGTAAAACTCCTTGCAGATTTCAAATCCGTAACTATCGCGCCCCAGCTCCCGTGCTGCTCTGAGTGTTGAACCGCTTCCAGCGCACGGGTCAATCACCACGTCGCCCGGGTCTGTGAAAATCTCGATCAGCTTTTTCAGCAGTTTCACCGGCTTCTGTGTCGGGTGCAGCTTTGGTACTTCTCTGCCGTCGCGTTCCCAGTCGATATGGTCAAACACCATCTTGCCGCTTCCGCGAACGACCTTGCCGTTCTCGTCATACTGTCTGCCGTTGTTGAACTTCGGCAGCTTGTCCCGGTACAGTACAACCGCAAACTCAGTTGCACCTACAATCCGCATATTCGCTTTAAGCACCTGTGCGGAATACGGCTTCGTGAAAAACAGTGGATAGCTGTTCTTGAACCCGTACCGTCTGCCATACTCCATCACCGTCTGCATCTGGTCGAACGCGCAGAATACGATCATCGCCGGTGCAGCGTTGCGTTCCTTTGGTTCTTTCTTCAAAAGCCGATTACAGAAGTGCATATACTCTGCAATCTTGAAATATCCGTCAGTCCGAAAGAAGCTGCTCTTTGCCTTCTTGCTCTCGCCGTTCTTGTTATCTCCGCCAACATACCACATCGGGTTGCTCCCATAAGCGTCCGCGCCAATGTTATACGGAATATCCGCAATAACAAGCTGCGCTTTCGGGATGCCGTACCGCTTGTAATTCTGGAAATTGTCGTTGAACAGCTCGCATTTCAGCTCCTTCATTCTTCGTCCCTCCCAATAATCTCGATCTCCACCCGCGGATTTTTTGAATCTACATAAAAGTGGTCTTCAAACCCCGCGATGTTTTTCCAACCGTCATTCTTGAGATACCGCGCCTTAACAAGCGCATCCTGAATAACCTTGCGCCCGAACGCGCACACATTATCCTTATCCCTCCGCCGGTCTTTCTCGTACCAGCGATAAATCATGTACACCGGTTCTTCAAACTCCACGTTGCCGAGTTGCCGTGCCGCGTGCATCACAACGGTTTCGCACTTTTTCTTGAGCTGTGCGCCTAAGTACCGGTTCCGCCGTTCCGCCTCGATCAGCTCATTCAGTCCCGGCAGCGGGCCTTTGATTACAAATTTCATCTTTCACCTCTGCTGGCTTTCACTCGTGCCACCCACTCATTTTCCCAGTCACTGGCGGCGGGCGCACCGTTAAACATCGGCGCATCCGTTTTGGTTTTCTTCGGCTTGTCTCCGATTCTGTCCCAAATGATACCCTTCCAACCTTGCGACATACTCAGCCGGATAACCTCGGCTACTGCCTGTTCGCCGTTCTGCTTTACGCGGTTCTCAATGGCACTGAGCAGGCTTTTTAATCCTGTTGGCTTGTACCCTTCCCTGCGTTCAGCTTTGTATCTGAGCCAATCCTCGACCGCTGAGCGTACCGGTTCGTTAAACCGTTCCGTCCAGTCCGGCTCTTTTGGCTTTTCTGGCTTTGGTGCTTTAGGCTTCGGCGGACATTTTGCCGGTTCCGGCACTTCGTCCCGCTCGCAGCTTTGGTACTCGTCATACTTGCTGACGGTAATCACGGTGTAGTGCCGATTGGTTTCCACCGTGATTTCGCCGGTCTTTTTCAGTTTACCGAGCGCCGTCCGTACCTGTTGCACAGACAGTCCGCTTTCCGCCGAGAGTGCCGCATAACTTGTTGCAAACGCACCGCGTGGTATTTCTATGCCCTGCCACTCGCAAGCCTTATAATTGGCTCTCAGCAGGATGTGAAGCCATAGCTTGCAGGTGGGGAGGTCTTTGTACCACCCCC